TACGCCTCAGAAAATGACATAACAGACCGAGCCGTTTTACCACCTATCGTCGTGACAGACATCGACGGAACGATCCTGGACGACAACGGCGACCCAATCAACGGCACCCTCCAAGCGATCAACTCCAAAAACGAAGACGTCTACGTCCTCACCGGACGCTCATCAGGACGGCGCGCCGAAACAGAAACACAACTAGAAAACATCGGCCTCGACTTTGAACAGCTCCTCATGGTCGGATCGCAAGGCGCAAAAACTGAAACAATGAAAACCCTCCTCCAGTCTTTTAACGTCACCGACGCATACGAAAACGACCCCGAAGTCATCGCCGCCTACCGATCACTCGGCGTCAACGTCCACCAACCATCACAACGTCACACCCTTCAGGCAACATATTCTCGACGCGAAGAAGTTGAAAAGATACTTGCCGACTTGCGCGCCGCGCGTTAAAATCACAACCGAGACCACACCCCCTCGACTGTACGGAAGACACACCTCCCACCTGGGACACCTGCTCCGAGCCGAAGACACCTGGCGAATACCCCAGTAAAAACCGTCTTTATTCTCAATAGGAGCAACCAATGGCAAACGCCTTCCTCTCAAAATTGCAGGAGAACCGTTCTTCAAAGACCGATCTCATTGATGCAACCCTTACTCGTGCAGCAACCGAAGACCGTGACATCACGGAAATCGAACTTGCAAACATCCAAGCCCTCAAACTCGAAGTCGAAAAACTCGATGAGCGCATCACCCAAATCGCAGACATTGAAATCCGCAACTCTGCCAACGCAGAAATCGCCGCAAAAGTAGACGCAACACCAGAGACACGCGCTGTCGGTGGTGCAAGAGTTCTCTCAGAAGAACCCACCTACCACGCACGCGGAGCCTCAAACTTCCTCGCAGACGCTATGGCCGCCGAGTTCGGTGGATCATACGACGCACGCGAGCGCATCCAGCGTTACCAAAACGAAGTCCGCATCGAGAAGCGCGACTCAGGTACCAGCAATTTCGCCGGCCTCGTAGTGCCTCAATATCTAGTCGATCAGTTCGCGCCATTGCGTCGCGCTGGCCGTCCAGTATTGGACATTTCCAGCAACCGTCCGTTACCTGCTCAGGGCATGACCGTGAATATCGGCCGCCTCACAACTGGAATTACCAGTTATGTGCAGGCTTCACAGAACACCGCACCGACCGAGTCTTCACCAGACGACACGCTCCTCACGGTGAACGTGAACACGAGCGCCTCGATGTGGGACTTGTCAAAGCAAGCAGTCATGCGCGGTACCGGAGTTGAAGACCAGCTCATCGGTGACGGCATCCGCTCGTATCACGCGCAGCTCGACTCGTTGGCAATCAACGGTGCAGGCTCAAGCGGCGAACACCTCGGCATCTTGAACACCACCGGCATCAACGCCACTACCTACACCGACGCTTCTCCAACATGGGCAGAGTTCTTCCCTAAATTGGTCGCAGCAATCCAGGACATCTCCAGCAACTTCTACGGATCAGCAACACACATCGTCGCTCATCCAAGTTTGATCGGTTGCTGGTTGCGCGCATTGGATAGCACCAATCGTCCAATGTTCAACTCAACAGCCGGCAACCCATTCAACGCACCAGGCACATACGACCGTCCTGGCTACGACATGGGCGGCTTGCAGATCCTCGGTATCCCCGTTGTCGCAGATGCGAACGTCCCAACAAACCTCGGCGCTGGCACAAACCAGACAGCCGTCATCGTTGGCGACTTCCGCGAAAGCTACATCTGGGAAGAGAACGGCGGTTCACCGTTGTATGTTCGCTTCGAACAACCAGACGGCAACATCGCAATCCGGACAGTCTTGTTCGGCTTCTCGGCCTACACCGCCGGCAAGTACCCGACAGCGTTCAGCGCCATCACCGGTACCGGCCTCATCACTTCCACCTGGGCTTAATCCCCCAAGCCCTCCGCTCGGCTAGCCGCACAACTAGCCGAGCAATGGGAGCGGAACCTATGAACCCTTTTCTCGTCGATGCACTCAAAGCAGAACTCGCCAACTACAAACGGCGAGGCCTTGACGAGCGCGCAAAACAAGTCATCGACCAGCTCGTTCTCCTCGGTTGTGAAGAGTTTTTGCCCACGCTCAAAAAGTCTTCTCCTGTGCCAACCGAGGAGGACACTTCTCCACCACCAGCCGCCATCAAAGCGCAACCACGCAAGATCCGCGCCGTCATAAAACCAGCCGCAGTTAAACCGGACGCAAAGAAGAAAACGAAATGACGATCACGAACGGATACGTCACCCTTGCGTCAATGAAAAATTATCTTGGCATCACCGACTCCATTGATGACACTCTCCTTGAAGAGATCATCGAGTCGGCATCTCGCAGCATTGACCGGATCGCCAACCGCTTCTTTTACCTCAACTCAACCGCAACCGCGCGCCAGTATCGCACGAATGACCCCTACAGTCTCATTACAGACGACATCGGCTCATTGACGGATCTTGCGATCACACTCGATACGGCAGGCAATGGGACGTACTCAACGGCCGTCACCGTGAACACCGACTATCTCATGGAGCCACTCAACTCGGCTTCACTTGGACGCCCCTGGACAAACGTAACAATGGTCGGCGCGCAACTCTTCCCATACCCGATGAACCTCCGTCCAGGCATCAAGATCGTCGCAAAATGGGGATGGCCAACAGTCCCCGACGACATCACGCAAGCCACACTTATCCTCGGAGCCGACCTCTACAAACGCAAAGACTCCGTCGGCGGCGTACTCGGACTCTCAGAACTCGGCGCGATCCGCATGAGTCCACTCGGCCGCGACATCTCCGCAATGGTACGCGCCTACCGTCGAGAGTCCGTCGCGTGACAATCACCGTCTCCGCCGTTCGAGACGCTTGCGTTACGCAGCTCTCCACCATCACCGGTCTTCGTTGCTACGACCTCATCCCAGACACCGTCAACGTACCGGCCGCCGTCGTCGGCAATCTAGAAATTACTTGGGATGAAGCAATGCAACGAGGCCTAGACCAAGCCACATTCGACGTTCTTGTCATTGCGTCACGCATGAGCGACCGATCAGCACAAGACAAACTCGACGGCTACCTCGCCGGCTCCGGTGCATCAAGCGTCAAAACCGTCCTCGAAGCTGGTACTCCAAAAGGCACTCTCAACGGCACCGTCTCCACCATTCGCGTCACACGCGCAACACCGATCGCGATCACGGTCGCATCTATTGAATATCTCGCCTACCGATATGAGGTTGAAATCTATGGCTAACTACAAAGTCTTATCCGATCTCGTTGACGGCAAAACCGTCGGCGACCAGATCTCAGATGAGGAGCTTCAAGGATGCGACATTGCCGCACTCGTTGCAGCTGGTCATCTCGCAGAACCATCCACAAAGAAAACCGAGAAGGAGTAACTCATGGCCGTTTTCGTACTTAAAGACGCATCGCTCGTGGTGAATAGCATCAACCTCAGCGCATACGTTTCATCAATCACACTCGACTACGCAGTAGAAGCAGTAGCCGCCGACGCAATGGCCTCAACAAACGGCCACGTCTTCCTCGGTGGTTTACAAAACAACTCACTCGCAGTCACCCTCAACCAAGACTTCGCATCGTCAACCGTTGCGGCAACCCTTGACGCATTGATCGGGACATCGACAACCGTTGTCATCAAAGCGACATCATCAGCAGTCGGCGCAACCAACCCGACCTACACCATCTCCAACGCTTTCCTCGCTGGTACACAACCAGTCGCCGGATCCGTAGGTGACCTTGCTCAAATGAGCGTCACTTTCCAGGGCGGAACACTTGTAAAGGCGGTCGCATAATGGCAATCTTCGTACTCAAAGACGCATTCGTCAGCGTTGCCGGTGTTGATCTCAGCTCATACGTCTCCTCGGTGACGCTGGACTATGCAGTCGAAGCTGTCAGCATCGACGCAATGGGAAGCAACGGCCACCTCTTTACGGCTGGATTACAAAATAACTCCGTCGCAATCACGTTCAACAACGACTTCGCAGCCGCAAAAGTCACCCCAACACTTGACGGACAAATCGGACTCGGCACAACCGCAATCGTCGTCAAGGCCTCAAGCGGTGCAACCAGCGCAACAAACCCTGCCTACACCATCTCCAACACTTTCCTCGCCGGTTCACAACCAGTCAACGGATCGGTCGGAGACCTCGCACAATTATCCGTCACCTTTCAAGGTGGAACCCTAGTGAAAACGACCTCATAGAACCATGATTAC